GGCCGCCCCGGCCGATTCCTTGGCTTCGTCCATGGCCACTTGCATAATCTGCATTTTCCCGGCCGCCGTGTCTGCGGCGGCCGCCGCGCTCCCGCCCGTTTTCCGGGCCAGCTCGTCCATAATCGCGGTCATATCCCCGCCCGCTAGCACGGCCTTATCCATGCCAGGCACAAGCCTCCCTAGGCTCGTGGTGGACCCGGCAAAGCCCTTAGCCATGGCCGCCGACACGGATTCAACGCTCTTACCCGTGGCCGCCGAAACGTCCATGGCGATAGCCAAAGCCTTTTGGCTCTTGGCCGTGTCCCCGGTGGCCCGGACCAGGTTGGCCATGGCGGGCCGTAGCTCATCGTCCGCGACACCGGTCGCCATGGACATTTTGGCTATGTAGTCCTCTGTAGCCGCAATGGTGCCTTTGCTGGCTCCCGTGTTCTTTTCCATGGCCGTAGCCAAAAGGGCCTGACTTTGGGCATCCTCGGCGGCCGCCTTCCCGGCCGATACGGCGGCGGCCCCGATCCCCAGGAGAGCGGCGGCGGCGGGGGCCGCCATTTTCCCGATAGTGGACCCCATCCGGTCCGCCCGGGAAGCCGTGGCATCCATTTCCGAGCGTGCACCAGCCGAATCCGTCGTAATCTTGACGACTAATTCGGCTACCCCGGCCATTACTTCCGCCTAACCTTTTTCATTTCCCGGGCCCGTATGTCCAGCAAATCGAGGGCCGTGGCTAACGTCTCGTCCGATTCTTCCCACCATTGGGAGGGGGCCGTTTCTGTCGCCAGGGCGATTTCCACAATTAGCCGGGCTCGACTCCCGGCCGGGTAGGGCTCCCAATCTCGCTAACGGTCGTGTCGTCCTGTTCCGTGTCCACGACCTGCAAAACGGTTTCCTCCCATGCTTCGTAACGGAGGTCCATGGGGATAGCCCCGGTACGACGGGCGGCCGCCCATGCAATGAATGTGAGCCACAGAAACGGGGCCTCCTGAAATCCGGGCCACTTGTGCTTAATCCGTGTCCGGTCCCAGAGCACCAAATCGGGGTTAGCCGTCTGAATCTCTAGCGTGTCGTGTCCTTCCCGGATGACCGTTACCCGGGGAGAGGACAGCTTTACGTCTCCCATTACGTTCCCCTCACCTTGTTTAGCTTGCTTTGAACGTCTCTTTCGTAATACCCCAACCACACGGCTTGCGAGTCCACGGCGGCCGGGACCAGGAACGGGTTAGCTCGAATGTTGTGGGCGGGCCACCCGTAGTGAATGACGGGGGCATAAACCAAATCGGACTGAACCGAAACCATGACCCCGGTGGATTCGGCGTACAGGGAACGGGCCAGGTCCCCCGACACTTTGGGGGCCCGCCCGGCCGCCCGGGACCGGACAAGCTCCCCCGTTTGCCGGGTGGCCGATCCCAGGTCGTCTAAGCCGTCTGCGGCCCCGTGCAGGGTCCGGGCAAAGGTGTCCGCCCCCTCCACCTCCACACGGGTCGTATCGGGCATTAGGCGGCCTTAGTGCTCTTCCGCGTCGTCCGGGTCTCCGTGTCGGCGGCCTGTCCTTCCGCGCGGGCCCTGTCCTCATCGGACGTGGCGGAAAGGACAACCCCGCCAATGGTGTAGACGGGTGCCCCCACAAGTGAGAATTCAAAGTCAGAATTCATCAGGGCCCCCATTTCATCCCCACCAAAGTCCAGGGGATCAATGACGAGCTGGCCGGTAGCCGTCGTGCCCGCCTCTGTCGAGGGGGTAAAGGTGTAGTCGTACTGCTTGCCCGGGTTGGCCTGTGACAGTGCAAAGAATCCGGCCGGGTCGTCAATGTCCGTGTCGATGTTCCCGGACAGGGCGTACTCATACGTGACGGCCCCAGGCTTTACGGTCCCGCAAAGCTTGGTAGTCGAGTCCCCCTGATCCTTTGATGCCGCAATAACGGCATTGTTCACCAGGCATGAAACGTCAATGGGGGTCCCGGTCGCGCCAATAGACAGCTCACCCGGCCCCAGGTTGAAAGTGTCGCCAGCGGCCATGATCGGACCCCTTATCTTGTGGTGACCCGGAGCCGGAGCCCGGGGGCGGATTGCCGATCGTTAAAGGTGATCGACACGGGTTCGGCATAAACGATCCGGCACACGGGCCACAATGCCGGGATGAGGGCTTCTAGGAAGCGGTCCCCTTGGTCCACCGTTTCGGCCAGGTAATCGGCCGGGAGGGACAACAGGATTTCGTAGGTGTACGTCCCGGGAAGCTCTAGCTTTCCGTCGTACGTCGTTTGAATCCACTTCACCCATGCGGCCCCGGCCGTGGCCTGATCCGGAACGGATGGGGTGGCAGACTTCCCGGGCACGGTGGCTAATGCGGCCGTGAGGGTTTGCCGCACGGTGGCGGGCCGTGCCCGGGTGCCGGTCCCGTTGGAAAGGCTCATCCCAGAACCACCATTCGATATCCCCGCTCGTGCTCTTCAATCAGGGAATCGAAATAGGGAAGCCTCTGTGGGCCGTATTCCGCCGCGTCCAATCCGACCATTCCCAACGGCAGGACCCGGGCCGCAATCTCACGCTGCACCCGCCGTAACAGGGCCTGATCCAAAGCGGCTTCGGCCAGGTCGTATCCGCCCGGGTCCACCAACGGGTCCGGGACGGCACAACGGGCCACCTGATCGGCCGTGCACGCCGCTAGCATCCTCTGCAATTCCTCATCCGTGAGGGACGTTGCAGGGACCTTCACATAGGCGCGAACGGTCGCCAGGTCTAGCACCATGACGGCTACTTAGTGCCGGTACGGGTACCCGCCCGGGCCGTAACGGGGGCCGGAACGGTGAACTTGGTAAAGGCGGGCGGAAGGACATTTACAAAAGCCCCATACCCGGCATAGCCGACGAGCTGGCCCAAAACGTCGGGCTCCCCCACCTGCATAAGCCCGTCAACGTCCTCATACCATTCGGCATACCGCTTCGGACCCTGAATCATGGTGTTCGGCGGGAAATGCGGGTCAACCACCAGGCTAAAGCCCATCGGGGAGCCCGACACCCCGCCCGGGTTCATGCCCGGGAACAGTGCAGAACCCATCGGGGTAGTCACCCCGCCCAACCGTCCCCACACGTCCGGGGAAACCCAAAGGGTGTCCGGGAGACCGTTAGAGGCAATGAGGCTATCGGCGGCCGCGTCGTACACGGCTCCGTAAATCCCGTCCGCGTCCCAGGTGGCAATGGGGGCCGTGTTGGTCACGGAAGCCGCGAAATCCTCACACGCCTCATTGTCCGTAGCCGTGGCATACACGGCCGCGAAATCCTCAAACACGATTTGCAGGATGCCCGGGGAGGTCCACTTAATATCCTGCCGGGAAATGTTCAGGTGCCCGGCAAAGGTGTCCGCCGTAACGGGAATCTTGCCAATGAGCATTTTCTGCGACGCGGTGAGGTCCTTTTCTGCGGCCTGCTTATCCACGGCCACATGCTGCGTAATCACGGGCCTGTCAAACTGCCCGGCCGGGAGCGGCTTCCGGGTAATGGAATTGATGAAAGGCCGAAGCCCTTCAATGTTGTTCAGCACCGGCCCCAGGACGGGACGGGGAACAATGCCGGGGTTATCGGCCAGCTTCTGATGGGCCGTGGCACGGTCCAGCTTTTCCCGGGCGGCCGGGTCCTTAAGAGCCGTGGCCCGGTGGACCGTCATGGCATAGTCGCCCACGGTCGGAAACTCCCGGGCAATGTCGTACGTGTCTTCCGGGTCCTGAATACGGGTCGTCACGGTCGTCGGGGGGACGGTGGCCCGGAGAGCCTGAACCTTTCCCGCCTGCGACTCCATGGACGAGTAATGGGCGATTGCCTTTTCCAGCTCGTCCAGGCGGTCCTTATCCCGGTTAACCTGCTTGGCCTCATCGTCCGTAACGTCGCGGTTCTCATCGGCCGCACGGTTCACGAGCCCATCAATCCCGGCCCGAATTTCGTCGTACTGGCTGTTAAGCCGGTCCAGATATGCGCCCATGGGGGGCACCCCTTCCGAAAAGTGTTTGTCCTCTTCGGCCGGGTGGCGGCTTACCTATGCCGTTCCCGGGTGGCGGCTCGTGGGCCGGGTGGCGGGTAACGGGGTGCCGGGTGGCGGCTCTTCGCTATTGGAGATTACGCGGGGGGCTTACGGATTGGCAACGGCCAACCATTCGCATAGGGATTGTGGTTCTGCCATACCCGGGCGGCCAATTCCGCCCGGATCGTTTCCACGTCCGCCGTACGTCCCTGCCGGGCCAGCTTGGCCCCGTACGGCTCTAGCTCCACCCGGGAGGTTGTGGCCGGGTCCACTTCTAGGGTCACGGCCGCCGCATTGCCAGCAAGAAAAGGACCATGACGACGGCTACGGCCAGGATCGTAAGGAACAGCTCCCAATTGCTCATGGACGATTCAACCTTTCGAGAATGGCCCGGATTTCGTCCAGGCGAGGGGTCGGGGATGGGCCCGCGATAAATTCATGGTCACGGGCCACCGACACCCCGGCACCCGCGTACTGCGGCCGGGGGGTGGCCGCCACATGGGAAAGGCCGCACACCTCCCGGTAAATCACGACCCGGCCGTCTGGCTCCGTAATGGAACGGGACCGGTAGACCCGGGCCGATACGGACCAACCCCGCAATTCCCCGGCCCGTGCGGCTTCGGCTTGTGGGTGGGTCCGGTCCAGGCGGAAAGCGGCCCGCAACCCCCCGGGCTCTTCGGCCAGGGCCACACAACGGCCTAGGTAACGGTCCCCGTCGTCCCCGTAATGGCCCACCATGAGGTTTACCCACCGG